TTCGTTTCATTTTGTTTTGTTTTAAGTGTTAAATAATAAATGCAACACGCCAAACGCGGCGAGTGCGTGAATAATAATTTTAAATAGTAGTTTCATTTGACAGCATAAAGTTTGTCCAACGTCGTTGAATAAGTGTCAGCGCGATATTGAAAAGAAGTATTTCCGTCAAATTCACCTTTGCGTTTAAGCGTTGCTGTTTCAAAGAATAAATCTTTTGGAAGCCAACCAACAAGAAAAGCTTTTGAAAGGTCTGAAAGAACATAAACGAACAAATAAATATCAGTTCGTTGTTTCGTGTTGACAGCTGGAATCGTTGCGTTGTGATTCAATTCAGGTGCGTTGTTTACTTTCTTTGTTTTCACGTCGACGCGTTTGTCATAAACTCGAAGGTCGTAATCAAATGAACCGACATAACTGGCGTTTAAACTTTCTCTATTGTAAAAGTCAAGCGCGACGATTTCACCAACAGCACCAAAAATTTCGCTTTTTCCTTTCGTGATTGAATTGTTCAAATTGTTGAAGGAATACAACTTTTTTGCGCGTTTGATTTGATTTTCTGAAATAAGTAATTCAATCATTTTTTTGATTTTAGTTTGTTATTATCAATGAAATCTGAAATTAAACCCATTGTTCGCGAAGTTATTGATCCAGTTCCTTCAATAAAATCTTTGAACTTCTTCGAATTGGTGTTTCCTATTTCGCGCATTATTGACGCTGGTGACATTCCTGAACGCGCCGCAAATTGATTGACGCGTTCAATGAAGTCTTTTTCAAGTTTTGTTTGTTTATTAATTCTCATTTTTAAAGAAATTTATTTCGTTAGTGTTGACGTTTTCACAAATCGTTTGAAGTGAATCGTAATATTTTTGAGCAAGTGCGACATAAATACGAATCAACTCAAAGTGTTCTTCAGTACATTCGACGCGGTGAATTCGAACGCGGTCAACAATGTTTGGAAATTTACCTTCGAAATCGAATTCTTTTTCAACCTCAATAAGAAACGATTCAGGCATTTCGTCGTTGTAATTGTTTCCAGCTTCAACCCAAAGAAGACGCGCTTGTTTGAAAATAAGTTCAGCGGACGGATTCATTAACGAACGAATGACAGCACCAGCGTTAATTGATCCGTTTTCAAGTTCATTGATTAACATTGCATAACCGCGAATTTGCCATTCATAAATTTGAAGGTCTTTGTCATTTTCGAAAAGCTTCAAGCCTGAAGGATTCCAAACATTTTTTTGGTCGAACACAAAGTTTTTAACTTTCCAGTCATAACCTGACGAACAAAGAAAATCGTTTTCAAGATAGTTTTCAGGCGCTTTTGTTGCAAATGGATAACCGAGTAACAAACCAACCTGACGAATTGAACGTTCTTCAACTTCTTTTCCTTTTTCAATGAAACGATTCGTGAATCTGAAACCATAGTCAAAACGTTCTTTCAGAAATTCTTCTTGAATGTAAGTCTTCGCACCTTCAGAAAGCTTCGGTTCAATAGGCGTGTCACGCTTTGAAATAAGTTCCTCGCGACGTTCCGCTTGTTTGTCAGTAAGTTTTACCTTTTCCAATAGTGTTGTAAGTTCTTTTTGTTGTGCCTCGGTCAGACGTGACGCGGTTGGAAGTACCGCGCCAGTCATTAAACGACCAAAAGACGAACAACGAAATTTTTTAGTTTTCATTTGCAAGTTCATTAAGTTGTTCTTCAGTTAAATCAAATAAGTTTGAAACGTTTTCCGCTGTTGTGTTTCCAGCTTTTATTTCGGCTTTTGCTTTTAAAAGGTCGGTGTTCGACATTGTTGGCAAAGCTTCACCAGCGTCAATGTAATCAACGTCGTCAGTTTCAAAATCAGTCACGACAGCTTGGTCAACTTTGTTTGCTTTTTGCATTTCGATTGAAAGAATTCCCCATTTCGAAAGCGTATTTTTCAACAATGATTTCATTGCCATTGCGTCAAAATCTGACTTCCAAGGTCCGTTGTTGAATGTTTGACTGAAACGTTTGCCGTGTTCGATTGCTTGGTCTTTTGACCAGTAAGTTGTTTTTTCAAATCCGTTGATTAGTTTGAAGTAAGCCGCATAACCGACAACAGCACCTTCAGGCGCAAGGTTGAAATCAACGTCAAGTTCTTCGTGTAATGCGCTGAATCCTTTGAACTGGTTTTCGTAAACTTTTACAACGTTTATTTTGCTGTATTGACCAGTACGTTGTGCAAGTTGAACATAACCCTTCCAACCCATTTGAAATTGTGCGTGACCTTTGTACGGAACAATCCACGCAAAACCTAAATTTTGATTAATTGGAAGGTCCAACGCCGCCGCTGTCATTGCCGCGTTATAAACTGACATTGGTTCAGCTTTCGATAAAAGCGTGTTGTTCGACGTTACTTGCAAAACTGAAGTAACGAATCCAGTTGCGCGGCTTCCAAGAAGTTCATTCATTTTAGATTTTACCGCGTCTTTTTCAAAGATTGACTTTAAAGTTAAATTTGACATTTTTTTGTGATTTTTGGTTAATAAAAATTTTTAGTATTTTCGTGGGTTTTTCGAGCGTAAAGTTTTTAAACTCGCAATGTTTTGAATTTGCTTTTCGTTCAGCATACCGCCAAACGTGAACTGGATCGCTTTCACACTTTCATTTTCAAGAACTGAAAAATCTTTGTCAAGACTTGAAAAGGTAACGCCATTTGTTGAATAAGAATAAATTGACGCTGAAGAACATTGTGTTTCGATTGAAAGAATAAATTCACCGAAAGCCTTCAAAGTGTTGAACGATTGCGAAACGAAAGGTGTTTGAACCTTCAAACTTTTGTTTGAAATGACTGATTTGTTCGCCTTTAACCAGTTTTTAAGTTCGGAAATTGTCATTGAATTCATTTTGTTTTGTTTAATTGTTTCAACAAAGATAATTATTTCTAATTAATTACAAATAATTTTTAAAGTTTTTTTTAGACAGCAATAAATTTCATTCGTTTCTTGACGCAATGTTCAATAAAAACGCGTGAAAATATTTTTTGCCAACTGGGAACAAGTTCAAATTGATTATCTTCAGCGGCTTTTTTTCTTTGAGCAAACTCGATTTTGGCGCAACGCATAAATTCATTCTTGTCTTCTTGACTGAAACATTCAGAAAAGTTTCTTGCGATTGCGTCAGCGTGAAATTCGTCACCGATCCAGTGACCAGCTTCCAAAGATTTTAAATAAATTTCTTTCGCTTTCTGTCTGAACATATTTTCCTCACGAATTGATTGAATTTCTTTTTCGTTTTTCTGTCGAATAAGGTCAATTTCGTTTAACAAAATGACTTTATTCTTCCAATATTCAGAAATTGGTTGAAGAAGTTCGTCGCGTGTTAGCGTTTGATACGCTTTTTTTTCGATTACAGCGTATCTAAAAGAATTCTGAATGTCTGATATAGTTATGCCTTTGAAACGTTCGCAAATCGAAGCAAATGAAACATTCCAAAGTTCAGGTGTCAGATTTTCGGCGCGAAGACCGAACAATACTTCACAACTTGAAATCAAAATTCGAATACATTCTTCACGCGATTCTTCAACTTTCGACGATTTCGACAGCATCAAAGGCGCTGTCATCTTTGCCAGTTGGTGACCTTTCGCTGTCAATTGGTTCATTACTTCCGTAAAGAACTCTTTCAAGATAGCTTCGTCTTCGTTCCTCGTTGTTAATTGGTTGTTGTGTGTTTCCATTTTTGTTTGTGTTTAAATTGTTTAACCAAGTCGCGTCGAATCCTGACCAGCTTCGTTCGACGCAAATTTGTAAAATATCATTTGCTGGAATGTTTGCTTTTTTAACCTCACGAATAAAAGCTTTAAAAGCCGTTTCAGTATTCTTCGCTTTTTTTGCTTTACGAATCGACAGCCATTCGTCGACAAGTTGTTCGTTAAAGTTTAAATTTAAAAGTTCCTCTTTAAAATTATATTTTGTTTCTTTTTTAAAAGAAATACTTTCATTTACACTATCACTATCACTATCACTATCACTAACGCCTTTTTTTGGGTTATTGTGGGTTTCAAAAAAAGCGTTCGGTTTATTTGGGTTTTCTTCGGTTTTTTTTGGTCGACCTCCCTTCTTGCCATTTTCGCGGTTAACGTCTGTTTTTTCCTCCCATTTCTGAAGGTCACGTTTCAATGTCGCTTTTATTGGTTCAAACAATAATTCAGTTAATCTGTCGTCGCAAACTGGGTTTAAATCGTTGACATAATTAAAAAAATGTTTAATCAGTTTACCAGCTTCTTCGTTTGTTAGTTTATCGAATAAACTGATCCAGTCAGCGTAAACGATAATTTTGTTTTTTCCGATTGCCATTGTTAAAAAATTGAATAAAAAAAGCCTGACCAATTTACTTGCGGCTTCGACTTCGCGTTCAATTAGTCAGGCAATAATTCTTTCAGTTACTATATTGTCGAAGCGTAACTTTTGCAAATATAAAAATTATTTTAGTGACAAATACCAGTCTATTAAAGTTTTTGTTTCCTCAAATCCAACAGCAAACGTTGCGAAATAATTCATTTTGTTTAACTGGTCGATTGTTCTTTGTTGATTTGCCAAATGTTCGGATTTCAAAAGACAGCCGTCTTTTTTAAATGGTGAATTTACTTTCAATTCAATAAACATTCCGTTAAACTTTGAATTTGGTTTGAAAATTATAATGTCAGGACAATGAAAACCGCGCTTTTGGATCTTTCGATTTCTCATTTTTTGCGGCATTGTCAAATATAAAACAGCGATTGTGTCACTTAAATATAAAACGTCTTTGTATTTTAAATTTAAGTAGTTACACACTTGCGTTTGAAGCTGAAATTCAGGTTGATTTTTCATAAATTTAAGTTTTTAAGTATTTTGTAAAGTACATTGACAACGATTGAATTACCAGCTTGTTTGTAAGCTTGTGATTCACTTACGACTGAAAAGTCAAACGTGTTAGGGAAATCCATTAAACGAAAACATTCACGCGGTGTTAGACGACGAATTTTGAAGTTTTGTTTTAAATAAATTGGTGCAGACGTTGTGATTGTTGGTGAATTTCCATTTTGACGAAATCTGAAACCTTCGTCGTATCTGTAATCCCCAATAAAAATTCCTTCTTGACCTGAACAATCGATTGTGTGTGAAACCTCTTTTGAAATACGTCCGCGACTTGTTTCGCTGTTTGGGTGCGCAAGTCTTATTGTATCACCAATTTCAGCAACTTCGTAACCTTTTGAATTATTTGATTTTACTTTAATATAGGTCGCTGTAATTGCCATTTTCGCATATTGTGCCGTTAGGCAATTGGAAATTTCGTTTTCGTCTTTTGGTTCAAATTTCCAAGAAGAATGTGTTTCTTTAAACAAAAAACCATTTATTAATTTTTCACTTAAAAAATACTTTTTGTCAACGTTTTCTTCAAGAATGTCTTGAAGTCTTTTTGTCAAATGTTCTTCAATTGGAAATCTAAAATTGTTGTCTTTGTCGTCACGAATACCAATTAAAAAAACGCGTTCGCGATTTTGAGGAATTCCGTGTTCCTTTGCGTTTAAAACTTTCCAGTATAAATGATAAGGAACAGAATCGTCTTCAGGAAAAAGAACTGGCAAACCATTAACTGATTTGCCACCAAGAAAGTTGATCCATTCTTGAAAAGTTTTTCCGCTGTCGTCTGACAACAAACCTTTAACGTTTTCAAAAATAAAAAAGCGCGGTTTATTCTGTTGAATGAATTCAAGCGAATTAAAAAATAAAATTCCGCGTTTGTCTTCTTTTCCCAAACGACGACCAGCCATTGAAAAAGCCTGACAAGGCGGTGACGTCATATAAATATCAAGCGATTCTGTTGGAATTTCACGTTCATAAACGTCAGTAGGATAATATTTCGGTTCGCCGTAATTGTGAATAAACGTTTGACGCGCGTATTTGTCCCAGTCACAAGCAAAAATTTCTTCGTAATTAACGCCCAAACGCATTAAAGCTTGGTTGAACGCGCCAACGCCGCTGAAATCTGAACCAACTTTCAATTTTGTACCTGAATCTTTCATTTTTTTCTCATTACTAAAATCGTGAATTTATTGTTTGCTGGATTGTGGCAAATGAAGTGTTCAAACTTTTTTCCGTTAATCGCGTTTTGACTTGACGTAACGTGTTGAATCGTTCCGAATTGTTCAATCGTAAGCGTTGCGCATTTGTCAAGGCGTTCGCCGTTTAAATAACCAACGATTTCAAAGTCGTTCAACTTCATTCCAGTCGGTAAATAATGAACGGCTTCAGGAATTGTTCTGAAGCGTTCTTGTTTTGGTTCTGTAAATGTGATTTTTTTCATTTTGTTTTGTTTTTGTTTTGTGTCAAATTAACCTTACAAATGTAATTAAATGTAATTACAAACAAAGATTTTGATTTTTTTTAATTCATTTTCGATTTGATAACTAAACAACGTTGTCCGTTGATTATTTCCTCTTTGAAATCAGTTTCTTCTTGAAGAACTTCGAAAGTATATTCATAAATCGAACCAGCGATTGACTGACGTTCGTGTTTTTGATTGTTCTTTGCCATTCCAGAAACCTTGTTTAATACAAATTCAAGTTCATTAAACGAATTGAATTCAATTTCAAGCGTTACTTTTTTTCTTACTGGTTTCTTCATTTGATTGTTTTGTTAAAAAAACAAGGTCACACGCCGCAACGAATGACCTTCTTACCTTTCTTGTTGGAATTACGAAAAGTCGAATTTACAAATTTTTCAACGTAGTTGTGTTCTAAATAACGCAATGCAAGAATTTCGTTTTTTGAATGGTCTTCAGTCGCATAAATAATAACGTCAGACAATGCGACAACTCGGTCAATTTTTTCTTTGAGTAACCAGTCAAAACCTTGAAGCGCGTTTAAAACGTTTTTCAAAGCATACACACAAGTTGAATGGTCTTTTCCAATATAGTCACCGACTTGTTCGAAAGTTGATCCTGAAGCGTATTTAAACGCAATTAAAATCTGTCGCCAGTGAACGAAATCTTTTTTGCGTGTCTTTTGCTGTAATTCATTAAAGGTATACGGACAAGCTGTCAAAACCTCTTCAACGTCAAAATAAAAGCCGTCAGGGAAAAATGAACGCAATCTGTCAGCGTTTAAAATTGTTCTTAAATCTTGTTTTTCTTTAGTGTTCATATCATTCAAATCTTGCGTTTTGTACTTTTAAATAGTGTTCGACATTAAACGAACCGCCCTTGTCGTGTGAAAAGCTTTTTTCCTTCCACCAACGCGCCATTCTTAAAACTGGAATTGGAAGAGGAAAAAAGCTGTTTTGTTTTTTCTGTTTCGTTTTCATATTTCGCGAAGTAATTTATTTAAACTTTCGTAGTATTTGTTGATTAATCTTTCAACGCCTTGAATGTCTTTATCGCGGTGAACGAACATAACACCAGCTTTTTCGTTGTGCGCTTTCATTTCACGAAGTTCTTGTTGAAGGTCTTCAATACACTTTGCAATAAAAAGAATTGATTCAGCGATTGTTTTTAAAACTGGCAAGTCAGGCGTTGAATTTAACGCTTCTTTCGCGCCTTGAACAACCGCGTTGCCTAAAATGGATTTTGTCATTTGTTCGTTGTCTTGTGAAAGGTCAACGATTAATTGGATCACTTGCTGTTTTGTTTTCATAGTGTTTAAATTAAATTGTTGCTAAATAAATGA